CAGGATCAATCAGCGTAAGCGGTTTGATTGACTACCTCGATGCATCGAACAAGGACATCACCGACTTGTGGACAGCGTGGGAAAACCGCGACACCTTGACGCTGAAGTTCAGCAAGGCAAACGAAACAGCAGGTGAATTGTCTTTCTCAGCTTCAGGCTTCATCACAAGCCTCGAGCAGTCAGGCGGCACTGAGGACACAGCGACGTACAGCGCGACGTTCGAACTGACAGGTGCTATCACTGACACTGTCGCTTCATGATAGAAATCAACGGCAACGAATACCCAGTGCGCTACTCGATGAAGGCGCTGAAGAAGTTTGAACGCAAGGCGAAGGTCAACGTGTTCAGCTTATCAGATCCATCAAAGCTCTCAGCCGACGCTTGCGCTTTCTTATGCTTTGTGGGCGTAGAGTGCGGTTGCAACTTCGAAGGTGTCGACTTCGACATGGAGCTGCAGGAGTTCGAGGAGCACATTACGCTTGCACACGTCACACAATGCTTTGATGTGCTTGGTGAATACAGCGACCAAAAAAAAGCGTAGACGGTAACGATAAGCCAGTAGGATGGCAGGACGTGATTCGGATGGGGATGGGTGTGTTGCACCTGTCCCCTTCTGCATTCTGGGACATGACCTTTGGCGAGTTGAGCCTCGCGCTTGACGCCAACCGTGAGACGGCAGAGATGCAGGAGCGCTTTGAGTGGGAGCGCACCAGATGGCTGGCCACAATCTACATGCAGCCCCATCTACGGAAAGGCCGTAAATTGCGACCAAAGGATATGATGCAGTTCCCGTGGGAGCGACCAAAGCAGAACGCACAGAAACTAAGCAAAGAGGAACTGATACAAGCAATTAAAGAGCGCGATAAATGGCAAAGCTGAACGATCTCATTGTAACGATAGGCGCACAAACCAAGCAGTTTGACAAAGCGCTCGGCAGCAGCATGTCCAAGATGCGCAACTTTGGACGCAGCACGAAGCAGTTAGGCCGCAACATGACGCGGTCATTGACCATGCCTATTGCTGCGCTTGGCGCTGCTGCTGTCAAGAGCGCTGCCGACCTTGAGACCATGGAGACCAGCTTTATCAGCTTGACTGGTGGAGCGAAGGAGGCGGCTGCAATGATGCGCAACCTGAATGAGTTTACTGCAAAGACACCGTTTCAAATTGAAGCAGTAGCCAAGTCAGCGCGCCAGCTGATTGCGTCAGGATCGGACATTAGCCAAGTCAACGAACAGCTGCAGTTTCTTGGCGACATCGCTGCGACGAGCGGCCAACCTATCGACGAGATAGCTGCTATCTTTTCGAAGGTTAACGCCAAAGGCAAGGTCGAGCTGGAGAGCCTCAACCAATTAGCCGAACGCGGTATTCCAATCTTTACCGCATTGGCTGAGGCTACAGGCTTGCCAGCCGACAAGCTGGGCGCAGGTGCCGTGAGCGTCGAGCAGTTCAACGCTACGCTCAAAGGCTTTGCCGAGGAGGGCGGCTTTGCTGCTGGCGCTATGGAACGCCTGAGCCAAACGGCATCAGGTAAATTCAGCACGGCATTGGATAACTTGAAGCTCGCAGGTGCGGCGCTTGCTCAAAGCCTAATGCCTGTCCTGAAAGACATCCTCGACAGGTTCGTTGGTTTGATGCAAACGCTGACCAACTTATCGCCACAAGCCAAGCGGTTTATGCTTATTGGTGCAGGCATCGCCGCTGCACTGGGACCGCTGCTTACCATCTTACCATTCTTGGTGCAAGGCTTCATGTTGCTGATGTCACCAATCAGCTTGATTATTGGCGGCATTGTAGGGTTGGGCATTGCCATTGTGACTTTTGCTGATGAGGTTGCGCCATACATCACAAGTGTAATCAACTACTTCATCACGCTCTACAACGAGTCAAGCCTCTTGCGTGGAATGATTGGCGCTATCAAAGGCACCGTCATCACAGTGTTTGACTTCTTTGCGTTTGCTGTCAACAATGTAATCGCCAGCTTTCGAGACCTTGGCAGCATTATCAAGGCGGTGATGGACCGTCAATTTGGTGATATACCTGCGTTGGTTGGCAAGGCGTTCACAGATGCAGCAGAACGCACGGCAGAGTTTGGCAGAAAGGCAGCAGAGAACTACACTGAAGCGGTCAACGATCAGCTGAGTCGCGAGCCGCTGGACTTGGTGACGGATGAATCCGTGGCCAACGCCATCAAGAACCTCGGTGGTTTACGTCAGTACATTGCCAACTTGATGAGCGGCGGTGGTGGTACGGCAGATGCTGGCGCTCCAACACCACAGGTGGGCAGCTTGCTTGCTGGACTTGGCGCAGGCACAACAACTGAGGAAGTTGTTGATGACGCGGTTGAGGATGCAACAGAAGGAGCGACGCTGGTGCAGCGACAAATCGAGTCAATGGCGCAAAGCGTCGCAGGTTTTGTGGATAGCGCGTTCAGACAAATCGCAAACGGCACCGCCACCTTTGAGCAGGTAATGATGGACATGTTAAAGCAGCTGGCTATGCAGCTGGCTTCGCTCATTGCTCAGTTCGTCATTTTATCCGTGCTTATGCCGTCTTCATTAGTCGGCAAGGGAGGTAATGTAATGTCGCTCGGTAAGTTCATAGGCGGCGGCTTTGGTATTCCGCAGATGGCCAGCGGAGGCCTTTTCACGGGCGCTTCCTTGGCTATGGTCGGCGAGGGCTCAGGAACCAGCGGCATCAACCCCGAGGTGGTGGCACCGCTGGACCGTTTGCAGGAAATGATGGGCGGCGCACAGGTGCAGGTGACTGGCCGCATCTCAGGCCGTGACATCTTGCTGACCAGCGAGCGCAATGCTATTGACCGAAACCGTGTAAGAGGATTCTAATGGCTGACCCAATTCGACTGTTTGCAGAATTTAAAGACGATCAAGGCACTGACTGGCGCCTTAACATCCATGACGAGGACTACGTGGGTAGCGCTTACGAGTTCAACCTCGGCGCTGACGGTTTTGTGCTGCGCTACAGCGGCAACAATGAGGACCGACACCAGCCTATCATTGCAAGCGAGGTAACATTCACACTGACAGAAACGGCGACGGAACACACGACGTTCATGGACTTGCTGGCCACCTCAGCTGAACAAAGATTTAGCGTCAGCATCCGCAAAGACCCTGACGGCACGGACGACTTTTGGTGGGGCGGCGTGTTGTATCCTGAGCAAGTAGTGCGACCATACGATGCCACGCCAATTCAGAACACGCTCACTGCAGCTGACGACCTCGGTAACTTGCAAAGCATCTTGTACGACAATGACGGGACTGCATACGGTGGCGCAGTTTCTGTGGTTAATCACTTGCTAAACTGTTTGAACAAGACACGAGCCACGCACCTGTGGGGCACGGACGACTTTCTGTATTATGTCAACGACTTTAAAAGCGACGACTACGCAGGCAGCAACCAGCTCGAGGATACACGCATTAGCCACTACGGTCTATACAATCCTGACAGCAATGGACAGAATCAATTTTACAGCACGTTTGACGTATTAGAAAACTTGGCGAAGGTTTGGAACGCTCGACTGTTTCAAGCTCAAGGCAAATGGTGGTTTATGCCTGTAGGTGCACAGAAGTACAGCACTACGTTGACTGTGGAAGGCACGCAAAAGGACGGCACAGCAATCACGCAGCAAAGCCTGAGCGCTACAAAAGCATTCAGCAGTACGTTCGAGCGCTTGCGTGGGTATGAGTACACGTACCTTGTGCCACTCAAGAAGGTCAGCAGAGTGCGCCGATATAACGGCAACTATCCGATCGTGTTTGACAGCGTCTACACAGAGAGCGAGTTCGGCACGACGAAGAGTGACACCGACATTGACTACGACACTGGGACTGTGTTCGCTGTCAGCGGAACGCTCATCTACAACTACGACGGCGACGGTACCAGCACAGGCAACGATCGTGTCGGGCGCGTGCGCTTGCAGTTTACCATAAAGGCAGGCACTAAGTACCTGCAGAGAAACGTGACATACAACGGCTCACAGCTTGTGTTTTTTGGTTTTGGCAACGAAGATGAGTGGCCATACGAATACACCAGTCATGTTTACGGTGGCGTCAGCTGGCAAAACTCATCATCAACCTTTAGC